TTATTACTTGGAAAGACGAATGGGGTACTTATAAAAAAGGACAATCATTTACATATGAGCAGACTAACTCTAAAGGTGAATTAGATACGATTACTGACAAAATAGATTATGTAGTGCAAAATAAATATTACTCACTTTTTGTTCTTGAAAATGGAGATGAATATGTTTTGCATAGTAGACTTTGGTTAAAACAAAACAATAATAATTTATAAAAAATAGGAGCATAATGCTCCTTTAACCCTAAAGACAAAACAGATGAATAATTTAGACCACATATTCGGTGATATTTCAAACCAATTGAAATCTATCAAAGTAGATAAGATGTACAAGTATAAAATCGTAGCAAGTTTTAATGGTGGAAAATTCAAAGAAATTAAACTATGCAAAACAGAAGAAGAAACGATTATGACTATGGAAGCAAACAGAACCAAGTATGGTAAAGGCTGGGTAGTAACTTATTATAACATTGAAGACTAAAAATTATGAGCAGATTATTTAACGATTTTATAGAGAAAGTATTTAGTGGCAATCCACACGCTTACAATAGCGAATTAGGACAGCAAGTAGATGCTGAACACGCAGAATTTCATTATGAACGCAAAAGGTGGTTAGATGGTGAAATCACTTTATACAATGGTGGTACAGTTGAACAATGGGTAGCACTTGGCAGACCTAAGAATCCAAATTTATAAAAACTAAGATTATGATTAAAATAAGATTAGACAAAAGCCAATACATAAATAATTGCAGTTCAGATAAATCATATGCTGTAAAGTTTAGCAAATACGATGATAGTATGGTATTCATATCATCTAAGCATTCTACATTAACCGAGATAAAAAATTATCGAGATGGTAAGTATTGGAGTACAGAATGGGGGTTAGAGTTTCCATTATGGTTATACGATAAGTTTACTGAAACACAAAAGAAATCTGTTCAGATGATAATTGAAGAAAACAAAGAACAAAGAATTAAAGAAGAAGATGATATACCTTATGCAGAGTAGAAAGGAATTTATATCTGAGATGATGTGGTTAGCATCTGAAATACACGCATCAGATAAAGGTAATGCACTTGACCTAATGAAGTTGTTAGAATTTCATTTAGCATCAAGAGAAGTAAAATTAGAAAAGTCATTTGTGATTAAATTACAGACTTACATTTACGAAAATGTAAATGGTAAAAACAGTAAATTATTAAACCAAACATTAGATTTATATGAAAATCAAAAAAAGTAAAGATAGAGTTAAAGAAGCCTTAATTAACCATCCACGTTTACGAGATGATGATAACAGATTACTTGCAAATATTTGGTATGCCGAATTAAAAGAAATCAACTTTAATGTTCTAAAAAACACAATGGAGTTTCTAAAGGTATTAAGCGAAGGTAAACTAAGTAACGCAGAATCTATAAGAAGATGCAGAGCAAAGCTACAAGAGTTAGAACCCAGCTTACGAGGTGAGATGTATGAAGAAAGACACAAGGAAAAAAAAGAAGTTCAAGAGGATTTACGCACCTTTGATGTATAAAATTTATTAACTATATTTACAAAAACAAACAAACAGAAATTATGGAAGTAAGAAAAAGTAAAGTGATGGCAGTTACCGGAAACGGAACGTGGGAAGGAAGCTATGGTACAATGTACAAGTTTGAAATTGTATTTCAAGATGGTTCAGTAGGTGAGTATTCTTCTAAATCTAAAGACCAAAACAAATTTGAGGTCGGAACAGAAACAGAGTTTGAATATACAAGTGGAAAATTTCCAAAAGTAAAGCCGGTATATGCACAGCCTAATACACAAGGTGGTTTTTCTGGTGGAGTTTCACCATCAAAAGCATTCGGTAAAAGTGATGATGTACAGAATAAGATAGTCAGACAATCAATGCTTAAAGCAAGTGTAGATTTTCACGCTATTAATCCGGAGTTAAAACCATCAGAAGTAGATGTATTGAAAACGGCTGAGAGGTTTGTAACATTTGTTAATGGCAATTCAGAAGTACAGCTATCTAAAGACTTTACAGAAGTACCTTTGGAAGTAACAAACAAAGCAATTAAAAAAGATGATTTACCATTTTAATTACTAAACTATAAAAGAGGCGTTCTAAGAGCGTTTCTTTTTTTTTAAACACATATACACTATGATTACATTTGTAGCACACACACCACAAGCGAAGTGGATTAAANAGCATTTTGATAGTAAGGCACAACTTATAAGGGATTCCGGTTTAACAAGACCAACNATTGACAAGATATGTAAGGATGTNTGGTTGTTCTATAAATACGTNCCTTTGTTTGCTGGACTAACCGGTAGAAGTTCTGAGNTAGTTATAAGAGAAGTGTCAAATATTAATTAGATGGAATATTCATTTAACACAGAACACGCAGAAAGGTATGGAGTATCTGAAGCTATTGTAATAAGGAATTTATTGTATTGGATTTCTAAGAACAAGGCAAATTTATCAAATGAACACGATGGAAACACTTACACATATAATTCTATAAAGGCTTTTAATACCTTATTCCCATTTTGGACTGAAAGACAAATAGGTAGAATACTTAAAAGCTTAGAAGAGCAGAATGTAATTAAGGTAGGTAACTATAACAAGGCTAAATACGACAGGACCAAATGGTATGCCTTTGTAGACTATCAGTCAATACACCAAATGGTAAAATCCAATATACCAAAAGGTGAAATGGATACTACTAAATCGTTAAATGCAATTACCGAAAAGGTCAAACCTATACCAAATACTAAAACTACAAATGTAAATACAAATAATAACCCATATTATACTGAGTTGTTATTTGTCTATGACAAATTTTGCAAAGATACATTTGATGCTCCTTCAAAAATAAACGGAATGGAGGGGAAAGCCTTAAAACAGATAATAGCTTATTTGAAAGGATTATGTAAAGCTAAGGGAGATGATTCGTTAGAAGCCGTTAAAAATGCCTTTAGTTACATATTAGCCAATTGGTCAAGCTTAGAACCATTTTTACAAAAGCAGATTAAACTTTCACAGATAAATTCAAACTTAACTAACATAATTAACCAACTTAAAAATGGGGGAAATAAACAAACTAATAGTAATAAACTCGCAGAGGAAATACTTGCAAAATATAAGTAACCCAATAAGTCAAGATTTTAAGATAGATGTTCTTAAAATGAATATGGATAAGCTGGTTGCATTTAGCCTTGAGCATAAACCACCATCGTTATACAAGCAATTCCAAAAAGAAGAAGAAAAGACTATTGACATTATTTCACTTATGATTATAGAGTTTCAAGACTTTTTTAATTGTAAAACTAAAATGAATAAATCTCAAATAGTAGAATCTGCATATTTGATTTGCCAGCACTTTAGACACTTTAACTATTATGATATAGCTTTATGTTTTAAGAATGCTAAGATGAATGAAAAGATTTATGACAGAATAGATGGTGGTATGTTAATGGAGTGGCTTACATATCACGATGTTAATAGAACCGGTTTAGTAATAACAGAAAGAGAAAAACAAAAGAGTAGGCAAGATTCAGAATGGTCAGCACTTGGTGAAAGAAGTTCAGTACAAAGACTTAAAGACTTTTTAAAATGAAGATATTAAACTTATATGCTTGTTTAGGTGGCAATCGTTACAAGTGGAATGAAGTAGCAGATATTGAAGTTACTGCCGTTGAATTAGATAAGGAAGCTGCGAGGTTATATCAGGAGAGGTTTCCTAATGATACTGTAATTGTAGCAGATGCACATCAATATTTATTAGACCATTATAAAGAGTTTGATTTTATATGGAGTTCGCCTCCTTGTCCAACACATAGTAGAGCAAGATTTGCAAGGCACGAAACAACAACATCTGTCTATCCAGATATGAAATTGTACCAAGAAATACTATTATTGGATAATTATTTTAAAGGAAAATATGTGGTTGAAAACGTGATTCCTTTTTACACTCCTTTAATACCATCAAAGAAAAGAGGTAGACATTTATATTGGACTAACTTTAATTTGCCTAATAATGTTGGAGAAAGAAAAAGTGGTATAATGGAGGGGAAAGATGAAGTTACTCAATGGTGTAAGTTTCACGATTATGATTTTAGAAAATACAAAGGAAGTCAAAGATTGGATAAAATATCAAGAAATTTAGTAGATTATGAAGTAGGAAAGACAATACTTGAAACAGCTTTAAATATACAGAGCCAAAATCAGGAAAGTCAAACATCAATATTTGATATTTAGATTATGGAATATACTAAACTAAAACAAGAGAGATGACACAAGAAGAACGCAGAGAATGGCATAAGAATCATAGAGTTGATGAATACACTAAACGAAAAAATTACATAGAATACTGCATCAAAAATAAAATAGTATATAAATCAAATTACGAATTAGTTACGGGTAAAGAATTTAGATATAAACAAAATCGCAAAGCTGATGTACTTAAATTGCCAAGACATAACGGAGGAAATATTAACGGAAAGAAAATGCTATGAAAAAGCACACTAAAATATATATGAAACATTTTGACTATATTGCAGATGATTTCATACCTTGCGAAGTATGTGATTCTAAGGCAGTTGATATACACCATATCGAGGCGAGAGGTATGGGTGGTTCTGAAAAGGATAACATAAACAATCTGATGGCAGTTTGTAGAAAATGTCACATAGACTATGGCGATAAGAAAAAACACTTGGAGTGGCTACAAAAAATCCACAAAAACAAAATCCAAGAACAAGCAACCGGAATATGAATTGCAGAAAGCAGTTTGTAAGTATTTAGATATTAAATACAAAGGTATTTTCTATAATGGTTCAGCTGGTGGTATGCGTACTTTCTTATCAGTTGCCAAAAAGATGAAAGCTACCGGATACAAAAGTGGTTTCCCTGACCTATTTATCTATGAATCAAGGAATGGATACAATGGTTTAGCCATAGAATTAAAAGTTAAAGGTAATTATGCAAGTCCAAAGCAAAAAGAAGTATTACAGCTACTTAACGTCAAAGGTTATCTTGCCAAAGTTTGTACAGACTTCGACCAAGCCATCGAATCAATAGATGAATATTTAAAATGAAACAATACACAGTAATAGAAGTGATGTATAAAGACTATAATAAGTTCTATGCATTCGCCTTATCTCTATTAAAAAATAAATATTTAGCAGAAGATGTAGTACAAGATGTGTTCTTACAACTACTATCTTCAAATTCAAATCATTTACTTTGGATATTAGATACCGGCAAAGGTGTTAGTTACATAAATAAAATAATAGCTGTTAGATGTTTATCTAAGAAATCTCAATTTTACAAACAACAAATAAAATATATTAAGTCTAAAATTAGTGTTAGCGAATCAGAATTAGAATACCTATACAACAAGATAAATACAAAATCAACTTCATTATCTGAATTACTTACAAATAGTGTACTAAAAGTAATAGACACATTTGATGAATATGAAAAGAATCTATTTCTATTATACTATGAAAGTGGTATGACTTATGGTGAATTGTCTGATGAATTAGGCATACCTAAAATATCAATCTACAATACAGTCAGGAAAGTAAAGAAACAAATCAAAGAAGAATTATGATATTTTCATCTAACACATTAGCTAAAGATAGAATAGCTATTTGTGAAGCTTGTAAACACTTTAGAAAGAGAACCCGTACTTGTGGCACACCGGTAAAAGGTAACACAATAACACAGAACAAAAAGAAGTATAAATTGTGTGGTTGTTTTATGGATATTAAAAGCACATTAAAATTTGCACATTGTCCATTAGATAAATGGGTAGGCTTAGAGTTAACACAAGAAGAATACTTAGAGGTAAAAGAATTATTAGATAGCACCAAGCACAGAATAACAAATGTTCAGCAACAACAAGTTAGATTGTATTCCGAAAAGTATTTAGGGTTAAAGGTACAATCATCCAGCTGCGCACCTTGTGTAAAAGGTAATTTAGAAAGACTACAGCAAATAGTAACCGAATACGAAAAGTAAACAGATGCGTTTACTTATGTGTAAGTGTCATAAGGTGGCACAAAATTAATTCACAAAATATGCCATTTGAAAAAGGAAACAAATTACAGGTAAGTAGAAAGGGAATACCAAACAAAACAACACAAGAAATAAGGGATGCCTTTCAAATGCTTATAGANAACAATCAAGATAAAATGCAGTCTTGGTTAACGGAAACGGCTATGGAAGAACCAGCACGTGCATTAGAAATCATTTTAAAGATGTCTGAATTTATAGTGCCAAAATTATCACGTACAGATGTTACTGCTGAGGTTAATGATAAATCCATTATAATCAATTTAAACCCAATAAATGCCGAAGACAATTGATATAGATTTGTTTCCTAAACAAATTGAGTGTTTTAAGTATTTAGAGGATAAGCATACAACCGAAGTATTGTTTGGTGGTGGTGCTGGTGGTTCTAAAACTTTTACCGGTTGTCTGTGGCAAATAAGTAGGAGGTTGCGTTATCCAGGTACAAGGTCTGTAATAGGTAGGTCTAAATTAAAGAATCTAAAAGCTACCACATTAAATACGTTTTTTGAGGTGGCAGTAGATTACTGTGGTTTAACACCAGAAGTAGACTTTAAATACAACGCATCAGATAGTACAATTACATTCTATAACAAATCAGTAATATACCTAAAGGATTTATTCTTATATCCATCTGACCCATTATTCACATCTTTAGGTGGATTAGAAATTACAGATGCTTTTATAGATGAAGCAGCTGAAGTAACAAGCAAGGCAGTAAGTGTTTTAAATTCACGTATTCGATATAAGTTAGAGGTTTATGATTTAATACCTAAAACACTTCTTACTTGTAACCCATCAAAAGGTTGGCTATATTCTAAGTATTACAAGCCATCTTTAACAAATGACTTGCTACCTTATCAAAAGTTTATTAAATCACTTGTAACAGATAACAAGGCTATATCTAAACATTATATTACTCAGCTTGAAAAGTTAGATAAGATTAGCCGAGAAAGGCTTTTATATGGTAATTGGGAATACATNGATGATGATGCTTTATTATTTGATTACAACAGCTTACAAGACACATTTAGTAATACCTTTGTAAAGGGTGGTACAAAGTATATCACTTGCGATGTTGCACGTATGGGTGCTGATAAATCTGTTATTATTTTATGGAGTGGATTAAGAGCAGAAAAGATTGTATCAATAGACAAAAACACCATTCCCGAAATAGTATCTAAAATAAACGATTTAAGGAACGCTAATCAAATACCGAATAGTAAGGTAGTGATTGACCAAGATGGAGTAGGTGGTGGNGTAGTAGATGCCTTTAGTGGCTGTGTAGGGTTTATGAATGGAGGTAAAGCATTAAANGGNGAGAATTACCAAAACCTAAAGACACAATGCTACTATAAATTAGCTGAATTAATTAATTCCGGTGATATATTTATTAAGGATAAGCAATTTAAAGACTTAATTATATCAGAACTTGAAATTATTAAAAGAGATAAGGTCGATAAGGATAGTCAAAAACTTGCAATAGAGGGCAAAGATATACAGAAAACTAAATTAGGTCGTTCACCGGATTACGCTGATGCCTTAATGATGCGAATGTGGTTTGAATGTTTCGGTTCTTATGGCGAGTATGCTCTTATTTAACAACTTTACTAACAAATAACCTTTGTATTTATAGATGAAAGAATCAGTCGAAATAATTGTACCAACTAATTGGTCAGATGTTAGCCTAAAAACCTATCAAAACTACGTAAGTAAAATAGAGGGTTTAACAAACGAAGATGAAATAGTAATACAAAGCGTTAGTTCATTGTGCAACATACCCTTAAAGCTGGTTAAAATGCTACGTAGAGAGGATATAAAGCAATTATATACTAAGCTGTCTAAACTTATTTCAATACCAATTAATAAAGAGGTGATTGATAAGGTAGAAATTAAAGGTGTAACATACGGATTCCATTCTAACCTTGATGAAATGACATTAGGCGAATTTGTTGATTTAGATGAATACAGTAAAAAGGGTGTAGATGGTATTCAATATATACTATCAATATTATACAGACCGGTTACAGAAGTAAAGGGCAACAAATACAACATAGAATCATACAAAGAGAAGCATATAGATAATGCCAGGTTATTTGAGGAGTTAAGTATAGACCTGGTAAATGGTGTGATGGTTTTTTTTTATCATTTAGGGAGCGAATTGCTAACGAATTCACAAGGCTATTTGGAAAAGGAAGTGGAGAGGTTACAGCAAGAGGGAACTATGGTTGGTTCAGCATAATAGATGGATTAGCTGGTGGAGATTTATTACAATTTAATTCAGTTACTGAATTGCCATTTAGATTATGTTTTGTTAAAATGCAAATGCAACAAGATATTTCAAGAGAAGAAAACAAAAAGAATAAGCGATGATTACATATAGTTCAGTAATATCATATTTTCAAGAATTTGCAGACAAGCACATACAACTAAATTCATTTAGCTATGGTGCTTTGGATAAGCTTGAATTAAAGAAGATAAACGAATACCCAGCTTTACATATTATATTAACCAATACAGATATATCAGATAAGGTGGTATCTTATGATTTTGATGTATATGTTTTTAGTGGGATAGCACAGCAGTCAGAAGAAGATGAACAAGTAAAAGAGAGTGCGTATACTGATACACTTATGATACTGCAAGATTTAAGAGCAGAGTTCACAGAAGGTAAGTATATAGTCAATACCAACAAACTACTATTGCAAGGTTCTAACGAATTATCTTGTACTCCTATTGAGGAAAGGTTTAATAATATGGTTATTGGCTTTAGCACATCTCTTAGCGTTCAATCAGCTAATGAAACAACAGCTTGTACAATACCTTATCCAAAATACAACGGAGAAAATATCTTTGAAACTTGGAATAACATAAATGTAACTATTCCAACAATGGCTAATTTTGATAGTGGCTTTTATTGGTGGTCGGCAACTGAAAATGTACAGAATACTTTAACGTATACAAATAATGGTGTTGCAAGTGTTGGTTCATTATTCAATAGTAACTATCTAACTAATAACCTTTTAACTTTTAACGATACAACACTATCAACTGCGATAAGATATAACACAGATTTTAGAGGCTTTGATTTTAAAGGTGCATTAGAAAACTACTATTTACAAAGCACAATTAATACTTACAATGACAAGCAATTGTATGTAGTATTAAAGGTTAAAAACATAGGCAATTCTAAAGCCGGCTTAAATAACTTATTAGCAATAAATAATAGTGCTGGAACAGAGGGTACAAATTTATATGTAGGTGGTACAACATCAAGTTCACCAAATCAATTAGTCTTAAAAGATATAGCAAGTTCAAATACTGATACTGTGCAAATCATATCAGATGGTAGTAATGACTATATAAGAGAGGGGAGTATTACAATCGGTGTAGCTATGTTTGGTTCAAGTATGTTAGGAGGTGTGGCCAATACTTGTAAGGTTTACTTAAATGGTATACAATACGCATCACTAAGTACAGATGCTGATAGTATTGATAGAATATTGATTGGTAATAACACCGGTATAGATAGCAAGTTTGTATTACAAGAATGTTATATACAGCAAATAAATGATACAACATCTGATGTAGGTAGTTTCCCTAAATTAATGTCTTGGCTTAAAAACAGATAAGATGGCAGAATTTTCATTAGATAATACTGCTAAAGCCTTTGATTTATTTGGTAAGGAAGTAATTAAACGTGCAAGGCGTAACCTAAAAATAAAAAGAAAGGTAGATGGCAAGTATAGAATAACGGATAACACCGGTAAGCTGGGTAAGTCGTTAGCCTATAAAATAACAAGAGGTTCAAAAGGGTTAAATCTTAAATTTATCAGTTCTTTAGATTATGCTAATTTTATTGAGAAAGGTGTAAAGGGTAGAGAAAGCACATATTCATCAGTAAATAAATACAAGCCTAAAGATAAAAATCCAGCACAATTCAAAAAAAAGAATTTAGCTAAAGGTGTGGTAGAAAAATGGGTAAGAAGTCCTAAAATTAAACTACGAGACAAGGATGGTAAGTTTATACCAAAGAATGATTCAAACATAAAAAGTGCATCTTATATGATTGGTAAAAGTATAGCAGAAAAAGGTATTGGCGCAAGGTCATATATGAAAGATGCAATAGAAGAAAGCAAAAAGAGGTTTATATTAGATTTAAAGAAAGGATTACTAAAAGACCTAACAACAAATTTAACCATAGAATAGATGGCAATAAGTATATACAATTTTAACAATTCAGACTATGTGTTATCAGCATCTAAAAGAGTGATAACTTGTTATAGTGCTGATTATACAGAACCGAAGTTTAGCTATTACTTAGAGTTAATTTATGGAGGTAATACTTACGCATATACATTTAGGCCAAATGGCACGGGTTATGGCATTATAGACATTAACAGCATACTTACAACTATTGTAAGTCCAACAAATGTACAAAAGGTTTTAACAGTACCACAAGCAGTAGAAAGTACGGGTTCAATAAATGACTTTCAACAAAACCTACACACAATACCACACAATAAATTTACCGGAACCGGTTATACTCCACAGTATTTAAGCACAAGTAACACCGGTGCTATAAAAATACAACTAAAGCTATGGGAATATTATGCTGCTGATACAACATCAAGTCCAATAAAACAAGGTACGGCAACAACGGGTGATATGTATTTGCTATCCGGTTATAATAAAAGTACAGATTTAATAAACTTTTCATTTAACGATTACAAATTAAATGCAGCTGATAAATATTACCTTAATGGTAATTATGATGAAAAAGGAACATATATAAACATTGATACAGCATTAACAGATTACGGCACATTAGCAATATTGAACCGAACGGCAGATGTAAATACTACAGCAGATGGTGCATATAGATTCTTAGTTGAATATTTTAACTCAGCCGATGTTTCATTAGGTTCACAATACTTTTTAAATACAACAGATTTCGGTGGTAAATACGATGCGAGTGGTGTAAGTGATGATTCTATGGTTATTCATTTTGGGTGTTATCCGGCTAACTTAAACAAATTACCAGCTACATTTGATAGACCATCAGACCAAACAAGTTTAGCTTATTACAATGTTAGTAGTGTAGCACCAGATGGAAGCGAATCAAGTAAAAAGTACAGATTTAATATAATTGAAAGGTGCGACAAATATAATCCACAAAGATTTTCATACGTTAATAAGTTTGGAGTTTGGGAATACATCACATTTACTAAAGAAAGGAACGATAAAATAAACAATAGAAAAACAGAAATAAAAAGTTCTATATATAATTATGAGCAATCTTATGCAACTGTATCAGCTGGTTACAATGAGAAACCATTCGTACCAAATGTGGCACATCAATCACGAAAGAATGTAGCTACTAACGTAAAACAAAATTTTACAATAAATACGGGGTTCTTAAAAGATTCACAAATAGAGCAAGTAAAAGATATGTTTATTAGTTCAAGCATAAATTACATAAATGAAGATGGTTCAGCTATTGCTGTACTATTAACAAGCCGGTCTATTGATGATGCTTTAATAAGTAGAAGATATAACCAAACAGAATACAAGCTTGCATTTGAATATAGCATAGATACATATAACCAAATCTTATTCTAATATGGCATCTACTTTAGTTGCAATAGGCACAGATGGTACAAAGCACTTTTTAGACTTAATGAAAGGTCAGCCAATATCCTTAGATTTTAACTTTAAAGATATTACAGACCTAAAAACAAAGGGTTCTTATTCGTACAATTTTAGGCTACCAAGTAGTATAGCAAATGATAAGTTCTTTGCCAACTATTATATGGTAGGGAGTAAAACAGATGGTACAAATAACAACTATAATCCATTTACTAAGTTAGAAGCCTATTTACTTCAAGATACTATTGAAGTTTTTAGTGGTTACATTCAGTTGAATAATGTGTATCTTAGAGAAGGTAATAGGTATGAATACGAGGTGTTATTATTTGCTCCAAGCATTTCACTATTAGATGATTTAAAAGGTGTTAATTTAGGTGATACATTAGGAGACACATATAATCACGATTACAATGTATCAACAATATATAACAGCTGGCACACAAACTCTATTGCAAGTGGTAAGGTGGTATATTCCTTATATGATTATGGTAGTGGTGTATCTACTAATTTAGCTGATACATTTATAATGCCGGCATCTACGGGTGGCATTGAGCAAGGTCAAAATATGTTTGACATTCAGCACCTTAGACCACAAATACAATTAAAAGAAGTTTTAACAAAGATTTCCCAGCACGTAGGGTATGTGTTTAATAGTACCTTTTTTGATACTGCCGTATTTGAAAAGATATATGTAGATTGTAATTATGGAACAAATGCCCAATTACCTACACCAACATCATACAACGCATACAATGTAATTTTAGGTACAAACGCTGGTCAATCATTTACTACCACCTATGGTTCAATTGCATCAATTAGCACTTCTACTAATTGGTTGCCAACTAATGAATTGCAAGATTTAACCGGTCAATACAATACATCTACCGGAGAGTTTACACCGGCAGTTTTAGGGTTATGGAACTTATTTGTAGGAGGTACTATTACTGTACCTAATACAATGGTTGGAAGTAATATTAGAATAAGGCTTTATAAGTTAGTAAATGGTAATATTGATTCATATACTGATTTAGAACAATTTGGATTTTCGACTACACCATTGACAAGAAATTGGTCAGCTAATGTACAGCTACCAATAACTGCAACCGGTAGTGTAAAATATGTGATTAGAGTTTATTCGGGTTACAATTCTAACCTAAATGGTACAACACTAACCTTTACTAATTCATTTGCTCAATGGAGTTTATTACAAGGGTATGATACGGAACAAGTAAATGTAGGTAACTTATTTGGCGAATTAAAAGCATCAGACTTCTTATCAAGTATTATAAGAAAGTTTAATTTGGTTTTAATACCGGACAAATCTAATAGTAAGGTAATCACTATTGAACCATTTAATTCTTATATGGCTGGTGGTACTACAAAAGATTGGAGTGATAAAATAGATTTTAAAAAGGATGTTCAGATTTTACCACCAAGTAAAATAGCACCAAAGTCTATATTATTTGCAGACCAAAATTCTAAAGATTATGTTAATCAAACATATGTAGATACATCACAAAGAATATACGGGCAGCACGAAAGGTTTACAGATAACCAATACACAGATAAGACTACAAAATTTACTTCAATATTTAGTCCTACAATACCCTATCCCGTGCCAGCCGGTAATTTTTACACAAGTCCGGTAATAGAAATAAATGAGGGTGAGTATAAAAATGTAGGTGGAGTAAGGTTATCATTCTATCACGGAGAAAAAACAATAGGCTCAAACCTTAGAATAAGAATTACAGATAGCTACTCACAATTAGCAAATCAAAATGAGGGTGTTCAATATGAAGAAGTCCCAAACTTTAGTCCATTTTCAGCTACCGGATTTTCAAACGATGCAAGTGTATATTCTATTAATTGGTCTTGTAGTTTATCGAATGATATTGTAGGGTATGAATCTATACCATTAAGAGGATTAGCAGAAGAATTTTGGGAACAATATATATTTACAAACTTTGATGTAAATGCTCGTATGCTTATTGCTTATATGAGGTTATCACAAGATGATATTTCTAATTTTAAGTTTAATGATTTAATCAACGTAAATGGTAATTCCTATTTTATAAATTCTATAAAAGGGTATCCGGTATCAAGCACCGGTTTATGTAAAGTAGAATTGCTTAAATCTGATGGGTTCTTTTCTAATGATACTATTTATAATGGTATAAATTGTGGTAATTTAAATGACTTATATTCTAAGTTTGGTATTATACATAATGCTACCGATAACCCTATAGACAATCAAAATTGCTGTGATGCTTTTGGTTACTATTGGAGGAATGGTTCGTATGGTAATTTTTGCTACAATACACCAGCTACAAATACAACTCCAAGTGGGGATGAATTTAGGTCAGCTCTCTTTACTGAAAATTCTAACATAGTTGGTTCGGGTAATATATCTACGTTTACTGATGGGGGTGTTATTAGAGGTAACAATAATAACATTTCAGTTGGTGGTAGAGACATATTAGTTAAGGGTGATTTAAACAGGGTAGAAAGTAACTGCCGTAAATTAGAAATCTTAGGTGATGATAATCTTATTAAAGCAAATTCTAATAATGTATCTATAACCGGAACGGGTAACATAGTATTTCCACAAGAAATGTCTGATGATATAAACGGAGAAAAAATACAATTTCAAAATTCTTTATCTAACATACAGATAACCGGCGAATATGGAAAGGCTTTAAATAATAACGAAATAATATTATCAAAAGGTCAAAATGGTGTAGAGGGTAAAAACCAAACTTCAGAATATACCAATAGGTTTATATCGGCTGGAACTCAAAGAAATGTATATGTAGGTCAGAATGGTGCTTTAGCTACACTTCCAGACCAAGTAGATTACAATACCATTTTAGGAGAATTGGCATTTAGATTACCGGATAAAAGTGTAATAGATTTAACTATTGAGATACAAGCTACAACCGATTCAGAAAGTAACACGTTAAAAGATGAATATTGGAAAGCCGTTTACAAAGCTAAAATAATAAGTGGAACGGGTACAGTAATATATTCACAAGCACAAGTATCAAGTGAAACATCAACTAAGTTTATAGGCTCTACTATGGAGGTTATAAGTGTAAGTAATATACCATACTTGTACAATGGTTATATGTTAGAATTTACTTTACCATTTTCAACCTTAGTAAATGATAGTAGTTTTACAATAGTTCAGAAGTATAACTCTACTATGATTTCCGGTTCAAGTATCAGCAACTTTCTACCATCTCAATTAACAGATTTAAAAGCTTGGTTTGATGCAAGTAACTTTTCAAGTTTAAGTTTCACATCTACCATTGGGAGTAGTCAGCCTATAAATGCTTGGAAAGATTTAAGTGATAACAATAATAATGTAAGCCAGACAAACGCAAGTAATCAACCTATTTGGATAAGTGGTACAGCAAACAGAGGTCGGCCATATTTAGGTTTTAACGGCTCTACATCTTGTTTATTTAATAATGCAAGTGGTTTAATTAGTCTGCCAAATGAGAGTTATACAATGTTTGCAGTATTTGAAAGTGATATAACTACTCACGAAGAATATGGTCAAGTAATAACCGGTATAAATAAAAGTGATGGTACACCAATTGGTGGCGTTAATATTAACCCATTAGCTACTCACGGAGGTGGTGGTACTGATAGTGTTAGTTTCTATAATAAAAACACATTAACAAACTTATATGAAAACCATATTTTAACTGCTGGAGTAACTGACCCAAAAATTATAGTGGGTAGAAAGAACGGAACGGCTTTAGATATTATAGATGAAAACGGAAGTACAGATACATCTACCGGTATAAATTCTACAGATGGTGCATACTTTACAATTGGTGCTTTAGTAAACAGCACAATAGATGCCGAGTTTGATGGCAAGATTTATGAGGTTATTGTAGTGGGTGAAAGTGTAAGCAACACAGATAGAGACAAGATAATTTATTACTTAAAAAACAAATGGAATATACTTTAACAGATAAAGTAGCCAAAGATATAAATGTAGATTTTATATTTAGGTTAGATACTTTAAACAATCACTTAGAAGAATGCACATCTATTGTAATACCAATTATAGATGCTTTGCCAAGCTTTAAACATTTATATGAACCAAATAACGTAACAGATTATTATGGCCGTATGAAGCGAAATTATGAATCTAAAAAAAGTGCTTGGTTGCACAGACAAAAGATATGGCAGATAAAATAATATTTGATTTTGATTTTGGTGGTAACACAAAAGAAACAACCGAAGAGTTAGAATCCTTAAAAGAAGAATTAGATGGTATAAAAGGCGAACTATCAGCTATCAAAGAGGCTCAAAAAGATACAACTAAAGCTTTAAGTGGAATAGCAAAAGGGTTTAGTGGTATTGGTTTAGCAATTAAATCAGCTGGAATAGGTATTGTATTAAAAGCTTTTGAATTTCTTACTGATATACTAATGAAGAACCAGCGAGTAATGGATTTGGTTACCATTGCAACTGAGGCTTTAAGCATAGTATTTAATAAGGTCGCTACTATTGCAGTTGATTTAGGTACAAGCATTGTTGATGCTTTTTCTAATCCTAAAGAAGCAATAGTTGGCTTATGGGATATTATAAAAACTAATATTGTAAATCGTTTTGAGGGGTTAATTAACCAATTTAAAACGGCTGGTAAAATTTTACAAGGTGTATTTACTTTAGATTGGGATTTAATTAACGAGGGTATATCGGAAACAACTACCAACTTTATACAAATGTCAACCGGATTAGATGAAGTACAACAATCTGAATTTGCAAATACATTAATTGAGGGAACAAAAGCAATTATAAGCGCCGGAACAGAGGCAGTAAATACTGCTATTAAAATAACTGCACTAAGAAATGAAGTTGTACAATTAGAGGCAGACCAAAAGCTTTTAAATTTCCAATACCTTAAAGAACAAGAATCGCAAAGGCAAATTAGGGATGATGTAACAAAGACTTTAGCAGTTAGAATAGAAGCAAACGAAAAGCTGGCTGAAAGTTTAGAAAATCAATTAGCAGATGAAAAAAGAATATTAGATAAAAAATTAGAATTAGCACAATTAGAATCAGATTCAGATACTGAAAATGTAGAAAAGAAAGCTGAAGTTACAAATGCTTTATCTGAATTAGCAGACTTAGAAGAACGTATAAATGGTTTTAGGTCAGAACAATTAACAAACAGAACCGGTTTAGAATTAGAACAAAAAGCTATTTTAGATGAATTAAAATTAGCAGAGTTAACAGAAAAAGAAGCTGAATTTGAGGCATTAAAGCAAGAGTATGATGCTAAAGTAGAACTTGCAAGATTGGCTGGTGCAGAAACAACTGCAATAGATGAACAATACTTAATAAACAAACAGAATTTAGTAGGCAAATACGCATCAGAAGACCAGGCAAAAATTGATAAACTGAACAAGGAAACAGTAAAAGCAAACGATGAAAAGAATAAAGCATTAATAGCATCAGATAAGGCGCAAAGAGATGCCTTAAATAATGGCTTACAAATGATTGAATCTTTATTTGCTGGTAATGAAAAGGCAGAAAAAGCATTTGCATTAGCTAAGATAGGAATAGACACAGCTAAAGCCATATCAAGCTTAACGGCTAATTCAGAAGCAAATCCAGCCAACGCTGTTACATTTGGTGGTGCTGGTATTATACAATTTGCTACCGGTTTAGTGCGAATAGTTGCAAATATAGCATCAGCTAAAAAGCTACTTAGTGGTAGTGGTACAAGTACACCGGATGCACCAAGTACAACGGCATCTACACCTACCAGCGTTGTCAATAGTGGCTTTAGTTCTCCATCGGGGGGTGAATCACCTACATTTGACTTTGAACAATCTACATCTGCATTTGCATCACAGCCATTACAAGCATTTGTGATACAACAAGATGTGCAAGACCAAACGGAAATATCAACACAAATACAACAAAGAGCAACACTATAACTGAAAACCCGTAAAACGAAAATTATGACAAAAATAGTTGAATTAATAATAGATGAGAATAGTGAAGAAAACCAAGATGGTGTATTTGCTATTAGCTTAGTAGAATCACCAGCTATGGAATCAGATTTTATAGCCTTATCAAAAGAAGAAAAAAAGGTAGAGGTAAAATTTGCTACACAAGACAAAGAAAAGCAATTATTGACCGGTGCAGTTCTAATACCAAATAAACAAATATTAAGAGTAGACAAAGAAAGTGGTTCAGATTACTATGTTTACTTTTCTAAGGATACAATCCGAAAAGCGAGTGAATTGTTTATGATGAACAATTACCAATCTAATCACACTATACACCACAAAAGCGAATTAAAGCATTTAACAGTTGTAGAAAGTTGGATTAAGGATAACCCAATAGACAAGTCTGTTAGATATGGCTTTGAAAAATTACCAGAGGGTACTTGGTTTGTATCTGTAAAAGTAAACGATAAATCTGTTTGGGATGATTACGTTAAAACGGGTAAAGTAAAAGGCTTTTCAATAGAGGGCTATTTTACAGATAAGATGGAATTGAGCGAAGATGAAATCACCTTAGAAAAAATCAAAGAAATCATTAAGAAAGGTAAATACTAACTTTTTATAAATATCATCTTTGTATTAACGAACAATAACTAATTTTTTAAAATGGCAAACCAAAAAAACGTACTGAATAGCATTCGCACTTTGCTTGGTATGGAGTCAGAAATAGAATTGCTTGCAGAAGCAGTTTTAGAGGATGGCACACGTATCGGTACAGAAAGCGATGAATTTGCAGAAGGTGTAATGGCTTATGTTGTTTCAGAAGATGGCGAAAAAATGCCTTTACCATCCGGTTCTTATGCTACACAAGATGGTGTATCTATGGAAGTTGTAGATGGCGAAGTAATTTCAATTTCTAAAGTGGAGGTCGTAGAAGAGGCTGAATCTGAGGATAAAAAAGAGGAAGAAGAAATGTCCTCTAAAGTTGATTTGTCTGCATACGCTACTAAGGAACAACTTGTAGAAGCATTAGGAACACTACACACAGAATTATCTGAAATGATTTCAAAGGTTGTTTCTGAAAATGAGTCTTTAAAACAAGACTTAGAAAAAGTGTCTAAAATGTCTGCCGAGAAACCGGTAACACATAATCAAACAAATCTTTCAACAGAAGAAGTATCTTATAATACGGGTAACAAAGCCTTAGATATGATTCTACAATTAAAAAGCGCAAACTAATGAACAAGAATTATAACTTTAAATCAGCGAAGTACGAATTGGCTACCGATATTGCTATTGGTGCAAATTCTTATGCTGGAGTGTTATCTCTACCTTACTTAGCACCAGCCGTTAAATTGGCTGAAACAGTAGCTAACGGATATGTAACGGAATTAGATGGTATTACTTTAAAAGCAGTAGTAAATACTCTAACACCAGGTACAATGATTAAGGCAGCCGGATGTGATTGGGATAATGACCCTACAACTTTATCACTTGGCGAATCAGTATTAGAAGTTACTGATATGATGGTGAATGAAAGAGTATGTCGCAAGACTATTTACCCAACGTGGGTAGGTGCTGGATTTAGTGGTCGTAATGGTGCTATACCAGCTGACTTTGCAACGTTCTTAGTAAGTACAGTAGCTAATAAAACGGCTGAAGAATTAGAGAATAGAATTTGGAAAGGTGGAGCATCACCAACATTCAAAGGTTTCTTATCTAATGATGGTGTATTTGATAGAACCGGATTAGCAGCAGGTCAAATGGCTATTGGTGGTGGAGTAAATGGTCAAGCTATCACGGCTATTACTGCATTAAATGTAGTTGCTGGTTTTGGTTTAGTTTACGCTAACGGAAATACAAATTGTCCAGGTATAATTGGTAAGGCTGATACTCAGTTTTTAGTTAACCAAAAGACTTTTGGTTTATATATGCAAGCTTTAGGTGAATCCGGTCTTTTACAAGGTGTGAATTTACAAGGTGCTAACCAAACATTTACATCTTTAGTATACTTAGGTATTCCGGTGAATGTATGTCCAGGTATGCCAGATGATGCAATTATCTTATGTCAAAAATCTAACTTATTCTTCGGAACAAACTTAGGAACAGATATGACAGAAGCTAAATTAATTCCATTCTACGAGTATGATGGTTCTGACAATGTTGGTATCTCAATGAGAATGGCCGTAGGTGTTCAAATAGGTGTAGCATCTGATATTGTATTAGGTACAACAGCAGCTATTTTACCAGCTTAATTATAAACTTTTAAATACTAAAAAATGGCTTGTACAATTTCAACGGGAAAGGCTCGGTACTGCAAAGTGCAGCCGGGAGGTATAGACAAAGTTTATGTTATTGCGAGGTTTGATGATGCATCAGCTAAAACATTAGCACTTACAGATGGAGTATTAACGGCAACATCTGGATTAACTTCACAAGATGGTGCAGCTGGTACATATTTCCAATTTGATACAGACCCATACCTTAGTTCACTTAATCAAACGATTGTAGTGAATGAGGGTGGTGGTGTAGGTTTCCAACAAGACTTAGAATTAGTCTTTAAGGGAGTGTATGGTAAGGCAGATGTAACAATGCAAAACCTATCTAGTGGTTCTTGGCAAATAGTTGTAGAGGATAACACGGGTACGTTGTACTTCTGTGGTTTAGGTAAGGGGATGATTGCTACCGGTGGTTCATTTGGACACAATGGTGATAAGGCTTTATCTGATAATATGGCTTACACCTTACAATTCCAAGCAATAGAATTAGAACCGGCATCAAATTGTGGTGCTTTGGCTAACTTTAGTGGTCAAGATGATGTTACAATTAGTGCAGCACAATTAAATGGTGCTTGATAGATAACATTCTGTTTTGTTTTATATATATGAAAGGGTAGGTAGGTAATACTTACCCTTTTTTTCATTAAAGATTAAAGTAATGGCAAGACTAAAAGTAAAAAATGAGTTAATAGGTGCAGAGATTAAGATAAATCCATCACTTATTTTGGTATTTTCTGAATATATGACAGATAGTGAGTACCAATTTGCTCTAAAAGAATATCCAAAGTACTTTGAAAAACCAAAAGGTAAAGGTAAAGGTAAAAGTAAAGGAATAAATTTAGGTGGGTATGATTCAGATAAATAGCAACTATGGTGTAAAGTCTATTTTTGCCAATGTTTTTAAGAATGTTGAAAGTGTAAGTGTTAGTACAACACAATATACACCGGATTCTTTGCATACAAATTTGGCTACCAACAGATATAAGCTATTTATTACCAACCAGCTGACAAATAAAGTCTTTTCGGTGTTTCTAACCTATGTGTATTCTAATGCAAGAGGTTCTTATTTTACGTTTGAATTAGGGGATGGAACAAATAACACATTATTAGTAGATGAAAAGGGTACATTTACCTATGACATTTACAATATGAGTAATACAACTTCCTTATCAGACAAAATAAATGTATTAGATAGTGGTTTATTTCGTATCTATAATAATGTTACCTTTGAAGATAAGTATTTTGATGCTGACCAACAAACAATACCGATAAGTAAGGTATATAAACCATCATAAAATGAGTGAATTATTACAATTAGGTAGAGGACACGAATACGTAGATGATACAGAGGTAATAAAGCAAGGTGAACCCTTTGTATCTTTTGGTAAAACAAATGATTATCCGGATTTTCTTATAAATTTATACCAAAAATCAGCAGTTCACAACGCACTTTGTAACTCTATTGCAACGTGGGTGTATGGTGAGGGTATAACAAGTCCACAAATGCAAGGTAAATCCGAATCTTGGGCTAAGTTTAATGCCTTATTTGAGGGTGGTATAGGCAAGAACACTATACAAAAGTGTATTTTAGATTTAAAAGTACACGGAGGGTATTACCTTTCTATATCATATTCATTAGATAGAAGTACAATAAGCGAAGTAAACCACATACCATTTGAGTGTATGAGGGTAGAACCGGAAATAGATGGTGAAGAAAGCCAATTTTACTTATATTCTAAGAATTGGGCAGATTACAAGACAGTTGGTTTCAAAAAGGTTAAATCCTTTGACCCAAACGAAAAGAAATCATATCCAAATCAAATAGCTTGTTTTAAGGCTTATTCAGTAGGGCAATACTATTACCCAAAGCCGGATTATCAAGGAGGTATAAATTACATTGAATTAGATAAAAACGTATCAGAGTTTCATTTAGCTAATATCAAGAATGGTTTAGCACCATCTTTTATGATTAATTTTTCTAATGGTATTCCATCAGAAGAAAAGCGTAGAGCAGTTAAAAACCAAATAGAAGAAGAATTATCCGGTGCAAGTAATGCCGGTAAATTTATAGTATCATTTTCAGATGATAGAAATAATTCCCCCGAAATAACTGTAATGCCTCAATCGGATGCAGACAAACAATATGAATTTCTTAGCCGTGAAATAACATCTAAAGTGATGATTTCACACAGGGTAGTTTCACCAAGATTGTTTGGAGTAAATGCCGATGGGGGTGGTTTAGGTAATAATGCAGAAGAATTAAAAACTGCATCAGTTTTATTTGAGGAAAACGTAATTGATAATTACAGAGATTTATTGACTGAATCTTTTGAATTAATAATGTTTGAAGCTGGGCAACCAATCAAATTAGATTTCATCTCTAAAAATCCATTTGAAGAAGAAGTAGTTGATGAAGAAGTTATAGAAGAATCACCAACGGGAGATACAGAAGAAGTGGTTGTAGAGGATAAAGATGTAGAGCAAGTAGAGGCATCATATAACGGGGCGCAAATTAGTTCAGCTATTGATATTATAGCAAAGGTACAAGAGGGTGTTTTAACGGAAGCGCAAGCGATTGTATTCCTTATTCAGTTCTTACAATTACCGGAACAAGTTGCAAGAGGTTTCTTTTCAGATAGTCCAGAAGAATCATTTGCTAAGTTATACGCATCTAAACACACTTTAGAAGTTAACGAAGTAGATATGTCTGATGAAGATGAAAATACTTGGCTTGAATACTTAGCTGATAAGGGTGAACAAGTGAATACTGATGAATGGGAGTTATTAGAAGAAACAGAGGTGTTAGATGCCGAATTAGAAGCTGAGACACATAACACACCATTTAACTTTTTTAAGCGTTACGCAGACCCTAACGATAAGTCTAAGGTAGATAAAGGTCTATACAAGATACGCTATAGATATTCAGAAAATATATCTAATGATAGCCGTTTGTTCTGTAAAAATATGGTATCAAACGCTAAGATGGGTGTATCATATAGGTTTGAGGATATAAACGAAATGTCAGCTGATGGAATTAATGGAGAATTTGCAGAACGTGGCAAATCCAAATATTCGATTTGGTTATATAAGGGAGGCTGCTACTGCCATCATAAATTTATCCGACAAGTTTGGTTCAGAAAAAGAGTAAAAGGTAAGTTCTTACCAAATGAAGGGTTAGATAACGATAAAGATGTTACAAATCAAGAACCAAAAGGTGCTGGATTAAGGAACGCAAGAGGTTGGAAAAAAGCAAATACACGAACAATAGATTTGCCTAATCGAGGTAAAGTAAATTAAGATATGGAAGCTATACAATTCACAGAAGCAGAAAGAATATGGAGTGAAACTACCTTAGAATTAGGTACAATCGCTAAGTCTTTAATGGGTAACCAAGAAGAAGTTACAGCCGGTAATTTTATTGGTACTCAATTAGTAGAAAACCCAAATTTTGACCAAAATATACCTGGAGATAGTTCACCGGTATTAGGGAATGAATTAGTACAGAATGGAAGCTTTGAAGAAATAGGTACTGATTTAGTTACTAATGGTGATTTCTCTGATGGGGAAACCGGTTGGAATTTTAATTCAAATTGGTCGGCTCCTGCTGGTACAGCAAATGCAGATGGAACATCTAATGCAGATATAAATCAAGGTACAACGCTTGCAGTAGTAGGGAAATCATATAAAATAATTTATGAAGTTGTTAGTATATCACAAGGGGAATTTTTCTTTAAGTTTGGTGGTGTAAATGGCACACTTAGAAATGAAATTGGTGTATTTACTGAGATAGTAAAAGCAGTAAACACAAATAGAATTTCTTTAGATGGTAATTATAATGTTATTGGTTCGGTAACCAACATCTCTGTACAACAACTTGACCCTAACGATTATTGGACACTTGGAACAGGGTGGATTATTGGAGAGAATGAGGTAGTAAGAGAGGGTGCTACTGGAAATAGTCAAATAACCCAATCTATAAGTATAGAAGCTGGTAGCACTTACATTATATCTTATACAAGAAGATATATTTCGGGCGATGGTCAAACAAACTTTTACTCTGAGTTTATAACAGATGGAGTAAGTAAAACTTTAGGTAATTACGATAGTCAAGTTCAAGAAAGCGTTGTAGTTACAGACCAATTCAGACCTACATATTCGGGTAGTCTAAATTTACAGCTTTATGGCATAAGTACGTTTAACGGCTCTACAACCAACATCTCAGTAAAACAAATTATTGCAGTTGATGTAGACTTGTGGACAACCAGAGTACCTAACATTGAAAGTTCTGTTAAATTTACAGAGGGTAAAGCTACTATTGATTATGATTCAGATGGTACACCACAAGGTGAGTGTGGAATAAACCAAGTTATATTATCAGTAGGTAAGTTCTATAATGTAGAAGTTGATTTTAAATTAATTACCGGAACTGCAAGATTATATTGTGGTAGTAATTTTGTTACACTTACGGGAACAGCAAAAAGAACATACTCTTTAAGATGTGAAGGAACATCAAAACTAAGTATTGTTAGAAGTAGTAATACAAGTGACACTAAAATAGAGTTGTATTCTGTTAATGCTTACGAATCAACTAATTTAGTTGTAAATGGTACGGGTTCTGATAGTGTTGGATTGAGTGGTAATTGGAGTGTTAATAATTCAACTATTGAAAGTGATACTATTAATGGTGGTATTAATGTGACATTAACGGATTCAATAGGTTTTATTGGTCAAACAATATCGACAGTCATAGGAACTGAATATAGGTTATATGTAAAAGGTACTTTTGGTGATGTAAGTTCTTTTGCTGCTTGGAATGCTATAACGGGTGGCGCATCAAGCATATCAACAGATGGTGTGTCTTTTATAGATTTTACTGCAACTGGCACTACAACTGTAATTAGGACTTATGTTAGTGGTTCAGCTGGTCAATTTATAAATGTTACTGATATAAATTGTTCACCTACAACACCATTTGATTTAGGTTCAAATTGGGATTTACAAGCTGGTACGGGATTAGTTGCAAATGGGTATGGTAACAACAATGCAGTAGAGTCATTTACTGCCGTAGCTGGTCAAACATACCGAGTTGAATATAAAGTATCAAGCTATACACAAGGTTCTGTTAGAGTACAAATAGGTGGTACTAATGGAACGGCAAATGCAAGTGTAGGTACTTTTGTAGAAAATTTAATTGCAACCAATACCGGTGATATAGATATACAAAATGTACAAGTAGGAGGTCTTAACTTTATAGGTGTAATTGATTACATTAAAATACAAAGTGGCGAGCAATCTGATACGTTAGATATGACAGACCAAGACCCAAAAGCGATATGGATTACCGGAGGAGGTAATTTAAAAGTAACAGATATGTCCGGAACAACCAGCACTATTAATAATTTACCAAACGATAAGTTTATTGATTGGTTAAGAATTAGAAAAATATGGTTAACCGGAACAACTGCAACGGGTATTAAAGGAATTTACTAAAACAGATAAAATGGCAGCACTTACAGAAGAACAATTAAGATGGTCGCAAACAACAACACAGCTGGGTAATGTATCTAAATCTTTAGATGCAGAATTTAGCGATAGCGTTGATTTGTTAGATAAAGCACCTAAAGGTGTATGGATACAAACGGGTGGTACTTTAAAAGTCGACTTAATGGGTGGTACAACTATAGAAATAGAAAGTGTACCGGATGATACTTTTATAGATTGGCTTAGAATTAAAAGAATTTATGCAACTGCAACGGGTACTGAAGTTAGTAATGTAACCGGAATATATTAGCCTATGAATGCACAAGTATTATTTATAGACAGCGATTATATAAAAGCCTATTCACAAGTAGGTGGTAATGTAGATGAAAAATACTTTTTGTCTGCAATACTTACGGCACAAGATAAGTATATACAGCCGATTCTTGGAACTAATTTGTTTAAAGACATACAAGCTAACATAGATGACTTGAGTGCAGCCAATACAAACTATCCTACACTTGTGAATGATTATATTCGTATGTGTACAATGAGATGGTCTTTGGTAGAATTATATCCGTATTTATCTAACAAGTTATTGAACAGTTCTATTAGTCAAGTATCCGGTGATAATGCTACACCTATATCTAAAGATGAAGTAGATTCTTTAATTAGCTTAGAGCGTAATAATGCACAATTTTATGCTGAACGGATGATAGACTATTTGCAAGCGAATACAAACCTATATCCTAAATACAATAGTATTGCATCAGCTGACCAAATGCAGCCAATGTATTCAGCTTATTATGAGAATGGACTAACTATAAGTGGTGGAGCGAATAGAAATTGGCTTAACAAAATAAATTGTTGTAAATAATGGGCAGACCTAAAGGCAGTAAAAATAACAAGGAAGAACACAAAGAAAAATTAAGGTTGTACCTTGAAAAACAAAAGAAACAATGCAAGAAAAGTTAGATGTTGCAGTATTTAATAGTATCAATGTAGGGGCTTTGGGTATTAGTTTTATAGGATTAGAACAAGTGTTAACAATATTGGTGTTGTTATCGGTATTAATTTATAACCTTAAAAAAATATTTAGCAAAAATGCTTAAACACTTTACAGAAAAGGAATTTACTTGTGATGGAATTAACTGTTATGATAAGATGAATCCTAAATTATTAAAAATGTTAGATGATGCACGAGAATTTGCAGATGTACCATTTACAATAACAAGTTCGTGGAGAAGTAAAGCACATAATATGGAGATTAATGGAAAACCAAACTCAGCGCATCTAAGAGGTAACGCAGTAGATATATCTTGCCTTAGTTCATTTCAAAGATTGCAAATAATTGAGGCTTTGACTGATGCTGGGTTTACTCGGATAGGAGTGGCATCAACATTTATACACGCAGACATAGATAGAGAGTTACCACAGCAAGTTATGTGGCTTTATTAATGTATTGGAGACTTAGCATAGGGTTTTACACGGGTTTATTAATTGGGATTTATTCCCAAAAGTATAAAGATGGTATTGGGCATTATGTCTATTTACCTTTTTGTTTCATTTGTTTAGATATATACTATGATTGAATTTATTTCACAGAATTGGGGCGAGTTATTAGTAGGTTTAATGGCCTTTGTTAAGGTAATAGTAAACCTTACACCAACAGAAAAAGACAATGCCGTATTCGGTAGGTTAGATGCTTTTATTAATTTCTTTATTAAAGACAAATTAAAATGATATATACTGCAATTATCTTTATTGTAATAGTGGTGATTTTAAGTTTTAAATATTTAATTTGGTTGTATGAAAACAATAGATAGTAAAGAAAAACTTACTGAAGAAAAGTACACAGAAGATATAGCAAGAGAAACCTGGGATTCTTGGATTGTAGATTTACAAGAAAAAGACCAACCAGCTTGCGATATTGATAACCAGGAAGATTGTGAAAATTGTGGTTCTTAAAGAGGCTATAAAATCCATAGGTAAAATATCTGATGTCTTTAAGGAAGGGCAAAGGCAAAAGAAATGGTCTGCAAAAAGGTCAGTAAGTGGTGTACTTGTAACGGCTTGCGTTACAGATATGGCATCTAATGGGCTAACAGAGTTAAATGTATTGTTATCCTTTATCGCAGTATTACCATTATGCTTTAGCGTATTCCAAAGATGAGAAAAGAGAAAGATGGTTGGAATAGAATGAGGCTAAAGCCGGAAGAAATTGATTTAATCAAAAAGCACCGAGCAAATACCTTAGAAAATATCAACGATAATTCTGCACTTGATATACACTTACAAGAACGTGGTATTGAAAAGAAAGATGTTGTATCTGTTAAGCATTGGCAGAATATGGGTGGTGAACTTCGCTTTTCTATTGTTACAAAAGAAGATATTGGAGTAGACCAAGATGGTGTATTCAACAAGCTACAAGAATACATATCCAATCACGCACCTAAATAC